TGATTGGAACATAGTTCTGTCAATCTCATAGCCAGCGTGTTGTAATTTCTGTGCTAAAAACTTAACGAAATTAGCATGACCTACTGGTTGATAACTTTGTGTTACAGGTGGCAACGTAGCACCTTTCAACTCAATAGGCATTTCTGTTATTACTTGTTGAAACTCCATAATTACTTTTTTAATTTTTCTTGTTCAATATAAAATTCAATAAACCAATCTTTCTTTGGTTTGTCAATCAATTCACCGTTCTCCGCTAATTCTTGCACACCAAAGAACTTCAACAAAAACTCTCTTAAAGTTTTAGTTCTATCTAGTGCTTGTAAAATAGGATGAGATAAAGTGAATTTACCTACAGATTTATTGTAGGGTAAGGTCGATGTATTGTAAATAACTTCTTTAGCTTCCTTACTAAATAAAGAATAAGTACCTGCTAAGAATCTTACAAAGTCGTCATAAAACTTATCTGGTACAGAGAACGTAGCATAAAGTACTCCTGCTATAATTATATTTGATTTATAGTTAGGATTATCTTTATACGTTGGTACTTCCATATCTGCTGTAAGTTTTACGTAAACATTTCCATTGAAGTCTAACAATGATGTTCGAAATCTATTTCCGAAAGACTTTTTATTTAAACCCAAAAGTGGCAACACATAGTAAGTTACTAATGTATCACCACTTGGAATAAGCAATGTCATATTCATAATGTTTTACTTTAACAAATCTAACAGCGTTGTTTTTACAGGAAACAAATCTTGTATAGGATATTTAACTTGTACAATATATTTATCAATATTTTGTGTAAGTCTCATCATTTCAGAATGAGCATCATCGTTTGCATACCAATCATCTTTACTATGGGTAAGAAGTCTTACCATTTGATATGTAACTAAGGCTCTTTTCAATCCAGCTTCTTCACCAAATTTGGCTGAATATTTATCATGAACAACTTTCATATATTCATCCTCGTTCTCCGCCTTAGATAAAAACTTTTTAGATTTTACCTCTCCAACGAGAGGAATACCACAAAGTTCATTAGGCATATCGGTTGAATCTCCGCTAAGAACCTGACAATAGAGATTAAAGAGTGCTTGGTGTTTGCTTATTCTTTTCCATCTATCAGGGCTTATTGCAGGGCCTTTCTTAAAAGGATTATAGTGAGTTCCTGGAATTTGAACCATATCTTTGTCTGCTGAAACAAGAATATAATTACTAAATAATCTTGATACTACTGCTAATGCATCATCAGACTCTATGTAAAACAACTCTGTTACTCCTATCTTTTTTAGCGTAGCCAAAATAGTAGGTTTCCAAAGTAATATTGCTTCAGTTTTAGTTCTATGTCCTTTATATTCTGGTAACAAATCTGTCCGAAAATTCTTATGGTTCATACCTTGATAGAATCCTATCCATTGAACAACACCAGAATTTCGAATAATAGTGTCCATAAATCTAGCAACGTGTTGCTCTACTTGAGAAACATTATCTTTGTTTCCTCTTGAAAACTGAACATTTGCTATAATGTGAATGATACTATCCAAATCCATTATCCCTGTAAGAACAGCTCTATTTACTTTTTGATGAATTAAATTACTCATAATTTTGAAGTTACTAACTGTTCAACATATTGTAACGCTTCTTTTTGTACTCCTACTTTTTTAGAAGCAGTATAGAAATCAGTTACATCTTTATTTGGAATGAAATCATCAAATACTATTGGAATTAACCAAGGGTACATTTCCAAATATTTAGCTTGCATTTTCCTACCTGCTGGATCAGGGTCCAACCAGATAAACACCTTTTTATACTTCTTACGTAACGTATTTTCCATAAAATAAGGGTTAATCATAGTTGTTTCAGACAGACCAGCTACAGCTTCCCACTTAAAATGCTCGTAAAACCACATACATTCTTTAGTAGCCTTGGTTATTATAGCAAAATCCTGTTTGAAGTCTAATTGCATAGCACCTTCTACAAATGAGTTATCGAAATTGTTTCGAAACTTATGCTGGCGTTCTGCGAAAGGTTGATACGATTTATATAATCCTAATATTTCATAACCAATGGCTAAGTTTCTAGGTGTAATTACCTTGTGAAAGTCGTTAGTTATGAAGTGTAAAACTTTTATGTGTGTCGCATCAAATTTCTCAATAGTAGGTTTTGTTATATCCAAAGTGTCCCAATAATCGTAGAACTCCTTTCTAGGTGGGTCGTATGACGTTACCTCTAAAGTTATAGGTTCTTTCTTTAATGGTGCTTTCTTTAATAATGCAGGTTTAAACTCACCTACATCATCACCAGCTAATCCTAATCCAAAATCAGAATTTATCTGAAGTAATACTTTTCTAACAGGAATGATTGATCCAGTACCTGTCATAAGTTGTCTAACAAAATCAAAAACATCTCCATATAAACCAGTAGCACTGTCTTTATATAGTATTTTGTCCTCTACATATTTACTGTAGTATAAGCTAAAGCTTGGGTCCTCATCGCCTAGTCTTAATGGGGAGCTATACTTTGTATTTAATTCAAGTTCTGCTCCAATATAAAAGCTGTAAATAGAATAATCATCTACAAACTTTAATACATTCATTACTGATAGGTCGTTCTCTGCTACATATTTCTCCAAAGCATCCATAACAAAATATAGCACCCTACTACTTGAGTAAGGTGCTATCTTTATATTAATTACCCCCTATAAGGCTAGGTTGTTTTGGTTTAAGTGGAGCTTGTTCTGCAACTTGACCTTCAGCAGCTTTAGTACCGAAAGTTAATTTAGCTTTCTTCTCGTTGCTTTTCTTGTCGTTACCTTTCTTGTCTTTGTCAGTAGCAACAGGAGTACCATCGTTTAACTTGTTATCCAAGTCATACTGTGTCCAAGCAATTTTAGATTGCTCTTTTGGTACTGTCATTGGCTCAATCCAAGTTTCGAATTGAGTCTTAGGAATACGAGAATAATGATTAGTTTCTGAAGAACGAACCAATTTAATTCTAAAAGGAACTGGATTAGTAAATGCGTTCTTGGCATTCATGAAATTCATGAAAATATTATTAAGGTTAGTTGTAACCTTAGTCAAGAAAGCTTGATTGTTAAGCATTTCGATTGCTTTACCCATTTCTTCCGGTGGAATACCTAAACCTTCGAACATCTTTTGTTCCCAAATAGCAGCTTTTGCTTCCTCTTCTGTAGCATATAACTTCATGAATTGAAGATATTTGAAACGAAGAGCTAAAAGTTGTTTAAGGATAGTAGGAACATCGTTAACAGATTTGTCATACGAATTTTCTACTGTTGGAGCATACTCTCTAAAAGATTGTTTTCCAACTGAAAACTCTTCCTCACCACCCAATGCAGCTAACATAGAATTTGTGTCAACTTGAGAACCTATTGCGATCTCAACTGTTCCATGTTCGTTAATTTTAGTTTCAGTACTTAGTACTAGATTTTCCCAAATTTTTGGACCTAATAAAGCCATAATATTATGTTTTAAAAATTATAAATTATATATAGTAAGTAGCCAAAAAACCCACACTATATCCTTACTAATATACAGTGTGGGTTGTCGTTAGTTAAAAATGACCTCGTTCTTGGAAGTGCCTGCATAATATGATTCCATACTATCCAATATTTCTTTCAAATCGTTCTTTACGTACAATTCTGAAAACATTCCAGGAGGAGATTTTGCAAGATAAATACTTGCTTTATTCGTTTGAAATCTATAAAGAGGTGTACCTTCTTTATCAAGTACTCTTGCGTGGAGTACAACCGAGAACCATGAACTTACCATAATGGTATTATCCATAAGTTTTCCTGCTGTCTTTTCAGCTATAGAACCATCTTCTTTAATTTCAATATGGTGCATAATTATTACTGTTAAATCTTCTCTCAATTCTTCAAGTACAGAGAATAAAGCTTTGTAAACGGATGCTCCTAAAACATTCCATTTTGTGAAACCTTTATCATCAATAAAAGTTTCGCTTAGAACTCTGTGAGTTAAATAATGTGAGAAATCATCTACAATAACGTGCTTGATTGTAGGATTGTTATTAGCGTGCAATAAAGCATCACTAATCTGGTCTAAACTCTCAGTAACAAACACATTTCCGTTAGGATTTGCAGCGTTCAATCTTTTGAACTGAGTAGTAGAACCAGGAAACGGAAGTTCCTTTGTATTTGGGGTAATGATAAACGTATCTTCTCCCTTTAAGTTCCTGATACTAGAGGATTTACCACTAGCAGGAGGACCGATAATCAACAATGATCTTGCCATGAATTTTAGTATAAAATAGTTAATAAATTTACGAAATTATAGCTTACCTTGAGCTATGTTTGAGTAGATTTCTTGTATAGCAAGTTCATCATCTGGAAACGGTAAAGTTTGAAAATGATTGGACTCACCAATAAAACCTAAGCTATAAGATACATTAGTAAAACCAAATGTATTTTTCAAGAAATGTAAGCTTCTGTGCCTACTGAATCCTTTAGGGTGTAACATACCATCAATAATGTTATATCCACCATAATATCCATCGGCATCGTACGCTTTATGCGTATAAGGATCAAATAATCCGAGAACTAAATCCGAATCATGAGCAATCTGACTTGAGCCTTGTATATCTTCAAGTCTTGGTGCTAAATCAGAACCATGCATTTTGGCTCTATTTGTATCAGAGATTGACCTATTCATCTGAACTACTACAACAGGACTAAATCCAAAAATGTCTCTTGCATCGGCAAGTACAGTACTTGTCTTATCAAGAATAGATTTCTTTTCGTTAAAATCCATAGAACCAATCAAACCAATACCATCTATTACAATAAATAGAAAGGTTTTCTTGTTCTTTAGAAAATAACGTCTATCATCTTGAACCATTTCAAATTTTTGACCTTCGTGTTCTAACTCAATGTAAACTTCTTCACCCAATTCTGTGGTTCTCCGCAAATTCTTATCCGAGAACCTTTCAATATATACTGGGTTTTCTCCTTTGAATACTCCTATTTCATCAGAATAGTAGAGAGTTCCCAACTCATCTGCTCTTCTTCTTATAATAGATGTAATTTTATCCAAAGTAGTTTTACCATCATATACTTTTACGTGTTGTAGAAGTCTAGTCATTTCATCATCATAACTACGAACTACGGCATACTCATCACTATTTAAAGGACCAGATTTGTCGTAACCTAACAGTTTATCAGTTGAAATAATATGACCATAATCTCTATAAATAAACCAAGAAATCCATCTTGCATATTTATAGTCCACACTACGTTCTAGGGAGAAATAAAGCACTTCGTAGTGAATATCTGGTCT